TAATTGTATAGTTTATTTAAAGTATTTTTATATCTAATTTTTTTCTAAACTTATAATATAAATTAAAAAAATGATGCTTTGTTACCCTGCAATACTAGTTTTGATAATAAGTATAATAAATGTAATAGGTAGCATTGTGATATTAGATTTTAATTTAATTACATTTTTAACTGATATTATTATAAGTATTTTATTAGTTTTTTTAGTTAATTTTTTTTGTTCTAAAGAATGGATGACAGCATCTTGGATATTATCAATTTTTTTAACTTTAGTCTCATTTTTGACATTATTTTATCTTCGCTCAAATAGTTCTAATTAAACAATAAATTTATTAAATTTTTTATATAATATAAGGTTAATGTATATTATATAACTAAAATATAATTTAATTAAATAGTATTTAATTAAATTTTTCAATAAAGATTTTACTAATTATTTAAAAACACCATGAAGTACATGATTACATTTTTTAGTAAATAATTTTTTTAGCGATTTATCATATTTAATAATATTTTCTGGATAATAAATTTTATAATAATTTGCCTTATTTTTATTCTTGTCAAATAATATATTTTTTATAATATTATCTATTTTTTCAGGATTTTGTTTGTATAATTTATTCATATAAGTTAAACCATAAAAATATGGAAATATATGTTTTTTATAAGATTCATTATTTATTTCATTATATTCTTTTACATAATGTTTAATTCCTTCTAAATTTTTATTATATTTATAAGTCATAAATTCAACAAATCCCTCTGAAAAGCATCCATTCTTAATAGAATTTTTATCTTTATCTATTTCATGCATAAAAACAGATGGAATAAATAAATGAAATATTTCATGAACTATAATATAATTAAAAAAATTATCAAATAATTCTTTTGGAAGATTCCAAGCTTGTAATAATAATAAATTTTTTTGTATCCAAGTACCCCCATAAGAAAATCCTTGTTTTTTATATTTTTTTGATTCAAATTCTATAATAATTTCTGATGGAAAATATTGTATATTATATAATTCAATAATATTACAAATTGTTTCTATTATAAAATTTTCATAAAATTTTTTTGTTGATATATAAAATTTTCCATAATATAAAAATTTAATGGAATCTTTAATTTTTTTATAATCCATATAATATAATATTATATTTTTTAGATTAATTTTCAATCCAAAATCTATTCCAGTCATTTTTTTTATAGAACAAGATATAAATTGTTCTGTTGGACATTTTATTTAGCTTTATTTTTACATAATTTCCATCTCCTGATGTAGTAGCGGATTGTCCTAATAATACTAAATTATCACTTTCAATAGTTCCATATTTTATAGTTTGACCATAGCATTTTTTACTATATCTATTAACTTTATTTGAAAAGGCATAAATTAAATAAGTAATAAAGAACCATGCAGAACTCAGATTTTCTTTATTCATATGTACATATATTTTGCCATTGTATTTTGTATTATAATCAGGTAAATATTTTAAATTTAGTTTTTGTAGGATAGAATATTTTCCTAACTTTTCTTTGTTCCAACAGTCCCATTCATATATTTTCTTTTAAAAAAAAGATTTTTTTAATATTTTTCATCCAACTTTCTTTTTTCCCAACCAAACATCTTATTATTATATGTGCTGGAACTAAATCACCACCTACATTATTATTTAGATGAAAATGAATAGTTTTGTATTTATCTCTATTTTGAATCAATCTGTCTATTTCAGTTTTAAGATTTTTATAATTTTCATTAACAATAAAAGATTCTAAATAAAAATGGTTATCTTTCTCAATTATTTCTTTGTGAAAATGATTTTCAAATAATAATTTATAATTTCTTTTTTGATTACTTATATATGATACTTTATATTCTATAATTTTATTCGTATTTTTTTCTTTTAGTAATAATTTTTTTATATTCAATATACTAATATAATTATATCTATGAATAAGATCCAAGAATTCTGATTTATTTATACAAGGATTATAATATTTATTTAATAAAGAAACATACAATAATAAATATTTTTTCCATTTTATAATTTTAGTTGTCACAACTTTAAATATCTTATAAGTTTTATATTGTTCATTCAATATTTGACCATCTATGTTAAAATGAATTGGTAAAAATTTATTATTATCAGTAAATATAATCCAAAAAATGTGATAAATTGTTTATTTTACTAATAGATATTTTTAGAGGATAATATTTTTTAAGTATTTTATCAATATTTGTTTTTAATTTATTCAAATCCATATCTAATATATTATATTATATTTTATCACTTATTTTTGAAAAAAATTAATTTTTTTTCTTTAATTTTCTTGCACATTGCAAGCGCCTCATCCAAAACATCATCATCAAAACCATTTTCTTTTAATAAATCTAATGCAATATATTGCCTGGAAACTCCTTTCTTTAATAAATAATTAAACTGAATCTTATTTTCAATATATTCAACTTCAAACTTATAATTAATAATTTTACCTTTAGTATCTTTCTCTAAAATTTGCAAATCAGTATAATGTGTTGTAGTTATTGATAATGTATTTTTAAAAGAGGATATCTTTTTCAAAATTGAATAGGCACCAGAAAAGCCTTCAATATAATTTGTGGATGAAAATATTTCATCCAAAACAATAAATGAGAAATGATTACTATCTAAATTTTTAATCTTTTCAATATAGTCCTTACTTCGCAACATTTCTGCTTCAAATAGTGATGAGCTTCCCTTACTATCCGGAATATGTAAATAAGTTTCAATCATTCGGAATGGAGTCATGCTAAATTTCTTTGAGCTACTAATTCCAATAGTTTGTGATAAAATAATATTCAAAATAACCGATTTTATAAACGTAGATTTACCCGCAGCATTCGGCCCAGTAATTAATATATTATTTTTCATATTGATACTATTTTTAACTGCATTTGAAGTAACAGTTTTATCTAAATAGGGGTGCCAAATATCTGTGACATCTATTTGAGGATTTTTTCTGGAAAGAAAGTTTGTCATAGAATACGGGTTTTCATTACTTGAATTTTCAAGTAAATTACTAACTGATAGTAAGCTATCAACAATTCCAGTCATGTGAAAAATACTTACAATATCCTCTTTATTTTCTTTGAATTTTTTAAAAGTATAAAGAATTTTACCTTTATTGCTAAATATTTTTGGATCATTATTAAAAACCGGAAAATTAAAATATTCTGAATATAATGAAATATTTTCGAATATATTCAATTCTTTTGTAAAAGCAGATAAATCAGTTATTCCATTAGTTATGCATATAGTGTGTATTTTATTTGCAAGTATTACATAATTATTCATTTTATTTAATTTTTCATGAATAATATTAATTATTTTATTTGTATTAGATGCACTTTGAAATGTGTAATAAATGTTTTGAAAATACATAAATAAATAAATACCTTTTGTCGCAAATGAAGCCAACATTGCTTTTGTCGGATTCTGAAAAATAAGTTTCATTGAATCTGATCCGAATAATGTATTAAAATATTGTTTCATTATTGTCCATATTGGAATATTAAGTTTAACAGTTCGTTGCATATAAAACATTATTACTAATGGAATTAATAATGAGAGTAATGGTGTTAATATTGTCATCATTGGCGCAATAATTATTTTATAAATATTAGTTATTAAAAGAGCTCGCTCATTATTATTTAATATTTCATTCAAATTAAAAAAGGGAATAAAATCATAATTGAAATAGATTAAATCATTCATTAAATCAATATGGTTTAAATTTGAATTATTCCAAAACCAAATTAAATCATTTTCTAATATTTTTATTTCATTTAATAAAGGAATAATTTCATTTTTTATAGATGGTGCTGATAATTTGCTAATAATATTTTGTCGCTCTTTTAATACTTCTAAATCACTAATTGGTTTTAAAAAAATATTTTTTAAAATTAATGATCCCATTTTTGTTTGGCATTTATTTAATTTACCAAAAAGTCCTTTAGAATTATCTAAATAATGGTCTTGCATAAATTCAACATCATTAAAAACATAATCATTTATTTCCACACTTTTGATATCATATATATATTTCTTTTTTTGTATCAAATTTTCATATGTTTCTATAAGAAAATTATCATCTAAATTTTTATTTATTAAGTGCATTCTATCAGATGTATTTAATTCATGTTCTTTCTTTAATGAAGGATCAATTACATTATCATTATTTAAATAATTTTTTATTATATCCATAATAGTATATGTATTTGCTAAATATCTAAATTTTTTATATAATACGCAAATTAAATATAAATAATATCTAAATAAATATTAATTATGGCTATATTTAATATTTATTTAGATGTAGATAATGAATATTTGCAATTAATAAAAGATATTTATAAAACATTAGTTATTTTAATAATTTTTCAGTTTTTGGTTGTATTATCTAATGGATCATCTGGAAATTTAATTGATAATTCTTTGAAAGGAAGTTTTTTGAATGATAATTTTATGACATTACTTATAAATATATTGATTGGATTTTTTGGATATTATTTAGTTTTCAATAAAATATTAGAATTTTATTAGCATAAATAAAATATTAAATATTCATATATTATAGATAAATTTATGAATAAAATAAATAATACAAATATAAAAACAAATATAAAATCTGAATGTCATAAAGAATCTAGCCCAAAAGTTTGGTATGATAATTATAGAGGATTTGTTGTTAAAAATACATTGTGTCCAATAACAAATAGAATAATGCAAGAAAAAATACCATACAATATTCCAATTAAATTTTTTTTAGAAAAATATAATTATAAATAGTATGGATACTATAAATAAAGTAAAAGAAGAAATAAGTAAAAGAAAGAAATTGAATAAAGTAAAGAAAATAAATAAAGTAAAGAAATTGAATAAAGTAAAGAAATTAAATAAAATAAATAAAAATAAAGAGAAAATAAGTATAAGTAATAAAATAAATAAATCTAAAAATTTTTCTTATACTCTAAATAAAAAAAAATATGAGCCTGAGCTTTTTTTTAAAATACGAAAATTATTTATTGATTTATTAAAACCTGAAAATGAAACAAAATTGGAATTATATATTATGTATTCCAATGTTTTTGTAAATATATTTTTTTTAGATTGTAGATATCAGGTTAAAACCGAAAAATTTATTAAGGATTTTTTACAAAAATATAAATCTCAATTTGCAAAAAATATAAAATCATTAAATATTATCTATAAGTAAATCATCCAATGCAATACTCAATTATATATATTAAAATCAATAATATATTGATTTTAATTATTATTTATAAAAATATTTTCTTGAATTTTATCATTTTTTTCTAATATTTTTAATTATATTATTAATACCTTTACCACCACTGCAGGCTCTATCAAAAAGAACATGAACAATAAAATAATAGATTAAATAAAATCCACTAAAAAAAAATGCAATAATTGTTGATAACGCGCGTGTTGCAGGTGTCTCATTTTCATTGCAATAATATGCAATATATGCTGTACCAAATCCTATAATTAAGGTAATAATTATCCAGCTAATTGGAATAGGGTCAGGAATAACAGTGCCACTTAATCCTTCCTTAATATCATTATTAGAATAAAATTCTATATATTTGAAAAGAGAAAATAATTCTAACATAATATATATACATATATGATAAAAAAATATAATTCATATTTGTTTTTTATTATAATATTATTCTTAATATTTTTTGCAATTATAATATTTTTTTTTATAAAAAATAAAAGTTATATAAAAAATGAAACATTTATAAACACCGTAGAATATGAAAGAGATAAAATGGATTTTAATAAAATATTTAGTACAAATCCATCTTGCAAAAATCCATTTTTTGAGAAAAATTCATTTTGCATGGTTAATAATGATAAAAATAAATGTATATGCAAATTTCAAAAAGATGAAATTAGATATTCTTTTAACTCTCCACAAGTTTGTTGTGAAAAACTTTGCAATGAAATACCTGTGGAAGAATGTTTAGAAAATAATCAATTTACGGAAATACCCTATTATTGTAACGTGGGCGGTGTTTGCAAAGAATATACTGGAACTATTGTAAGCAGCAAAATTTCAGCAAATAATTGTGGCACAGAATCGTTAAATAATCAGTTACTTTTACCATTTACAACAAAAGCTGAATGTGAAAAAAATTTAACTCCTTGTGATAAATTTAATAATCCAAATAATTCAGTTAGTAAAAATAAAACTGATTGTTTAAGATCTGTTAATTGTGGATTTTGCACAAATGAATATGGTCAAGGAAAATGTATTGAAGGAACAGCTTCAGGACCATTAGATTTAAGAAAATATTATTATTGTAATCCAGGAATTAAAAGTACAAATACTTATACATATGGTGATCATGCAACATATCTTTATTAGATAGAAATTATTAATGACCATAGATTCATTATAAAATTCTCCTCCTTTATTTTAATTTTTTTTGAATATTAAACTTTTTTTACTTGGATATTTCCCGACATTTACAATTCCAATTCCAATTCCAATTCCAATTTGATTAAAACATTCTTCCCATACTTTTAATTCATCAATTGTAAATAGTGGAGCTCCATGAAAACTCTTCAAAAAATTATTTTCATCAAATATAATATCATTGTTTTCAGACCATTCAGACATAACATCCTTATTTATCCCATACCATTTTCCTTAACTATAAGTACGTTTTACACATAATCTTACTGATTTATACCATTTATTATCAAATGTATCATTAAATTTAAAAACTATTCCTCCTTAAGTAATTCCTTCTGGCTGAAATTTGCATAAATTAGAATAAATATCTTTACTATTTAATAAATTACACATAATAATAATATTATTTTTTGTAATTATTCTTTCCGTTTTAAGATGATGTCCATATTTATAAGTTCCGATAAAGCTTGTCATTTAGGAGGTTTTTGTTTTAATTTGAATTAAAAAAATTTTAATTAATTTTTAAATATTATTATAAAGAATTTGAAAATTTATTTATAAAAATAATTTTTATAATTATATAAATAAATATTATTATGATAAGTATTAAATCTATTATATTTTTTGTAATTATTTTTGGGATAATAATTTTCGGTTATTTTAATTATGATCTCTTTTCTAAATATTTTCCAATTAGTATTGGGATTAAATTATTTATACTAGGAATTGGTATAATTGGTATTTTTATTCCTCAAATCATATCAAAATTAAAAGCCGGTGATGATTATGCAAATATTAAAGAATTTATAATTGAGAAATATAAAAAAAAATAAAATATCTTTTTATTAAGTAGAGTAATATAAATAATATGAATAGTTATAAACAATCATCTAATTATACTACAACAAGTAAAAATAATGAAGAATTTATAAAAAAAGCAACAGAAAATCTTAAAAAAGGAGTTGAAGTTTATGCAAAAGTGCGAACAATTATAAATAATACACCAATCCAAATTAGAATTATAAATATAGTAATTCCTTTTACACTAACTTATATTTTTACATATATATATTTTAATTTAAGTTTATCAATATTATTTGCATTAATTACATTTTTTTTCATATTTATTATGAGTAAAATAATTGCATTAATATTTATTGTATTATATATTGTAAGTATAGTCAATGCTTATAATCAATTACAAATAACAATAGGAAAACCATTTATTCAAACAGATATAGTAAATGGCACCGGTCCTTGGATAAGTAATTCTAAAGCACTTACAATAAAAAGTAATCAAATACCTCAAGATTTACAAGGAGGCTATTTTTCATATTCATTTTGGTTATATGTTAAAGATACAAATTATAGTAGTGTAAGCTCTTATGGTTATAGATATAATGAATGGAAATCTATATTTTATAGAGGAGTGACAAATACTACTTATGATGGATTGTTTCAATATCCCGGATTTTGGCTTTCACCAAAATTAAATAATTTAGTAGTTGTATTTCAAGAAACAGGTAATTCAACAATTGTTGAAAGAATTGAATTAAATAATATTCCCATTAATCAATGGTTTAATATTGCATGTGTTGTTGAATCAAAATCAGTTTCATTATATATAAATGGTTTATTGGATAGAACATTAAGCTTAAATCAAAGTATTAAAAATATGAATAATTATGATTTGAATATAACATCAGACAGTGCTTTAAGTGCTAATTCAAAAATGGGATTTGATGGCAGTTTGGCAGAATTAATATTTTTTAATTATGCATTAACACCTGCTGATGTATATAATTCATATTTATACTATTTACCAATTATAACTACTTATCAAAATAAATTAATTAAAAATAATTATAATACATCTAGTTTAATTACTAATAGTGATTATAATGAATTATGTGGAAATGCATGTAATAAAAAATAATAATAAGAATTAAGGATTTTTTTACACTATAAAATTTATATAGTAAAAATTTAAATTAAAAATTATATTTTTAATTTAAATTTTTTTTATTTTTATTTTTTTAATATTTTAATATTTGTATATATTATTATGAATAGCCAAGGCGTATATCAAGGACAACAACCTGGGGCTGGAACAAATTTTAGTAAAAAAATTTCAAATTATTCAAAACAAGGTGTAGAAACATATAATAAAAGTAGTACTATGGGAAAAGTTATATTTTTTATTATTTTAGTTTTATTTATTGCATTTTTAATTTATATAATTTACATTGCTGTTAAATCAGCAAATGCAGCAAATGCCAATTCTCCAGTAATTGTAAATGATGTAATTAACGCATATGTTGCAAGACCATCATTTAAATTACCAACTGTGACCCAAGGAATGAATCAATCATTTAGTACTTGGATTTATGTAAAAGACTGGAATTATAAATTTGGACAATATAAGAATATTTTATGGAAAGGAAATCCAGGAACAACTTCTAATAGTTTAAATTCTGCAACTGGAAGTAGCAATATTCATTGTCCAAGTTTGTGGTTGTATCCTTTAACAAATTCTTTGAAAGTAGTCACATCTACGTCGGTAACAAGCGGTGTTGAATCATGTGATATTCAAAATATTCCATTGATGTCTTGGGTCCATATTGCATATGTATTAAATAATCGTACTGTTGATATTTATATTAATGGAAAATTAGAGCGAAGCTGTGCTCTTCTAGGAATCCCAAATATAACTAATGATCCAGTTTATATGACAACAGGAACTCCTCAAGCCGGATTTTACGGAAAAATTGGAAAAACTCAATATTTCACATCTGCATTGATGCCCAATGATGTTGCAAATATTTACCAACAAGGACCTTTAGGAACTTCACAATATCAAGTTAATTTCTTCAAAGATGGTAAAATTATTTCAGTAACACCAGCTTCGTCTTTTACTGATTCTTAAAAAAATTGATTTATAATTAATATTAGAAAAAAATAAATACTAAGAAAAAAATAAATACTAAGAAAAAAATTTAATTATACAAAATGCAGGTTTTTGTTTATGGTGATTCTAAGCGAAATATAAATATTGACAATAACTGTCCTAATTTTGAATTTCAATCAGAAAATGATCAAGTAGAATTTTTGAAAAATCTAAAATTCAGCACTCCTTATGAATACAATGCTAATGTACCTCATTTTTGTATTAATAATCCTCATATGTTGCCGCAATCAGCATATAATTATAGAAGTTGTGCAGAATATTCAAATTCTTTTTATTCTGTACAAGATAATTTAGAATTATTGAGAAAACAGAAAATTAATAACAATACAGGACTTAGTTTTGGATTTACAGATTTTCTAAAAACTTTGTAAATGAAAATTAATGAAAAATGTTATTTTTAATTATTATATTATTAAATTTTTTTTAATAATATTTTTTATAATAGATCAATATATGTTTAATTATTCAAATATTTTACTATTATTAATGATTTTATCATATTCTATTCCAATAATATATATTTATTTATATTATTCTAAAAATAATAGTGTTTCAAATATTATTTGCAATAAAAATTGTAGAAATATTATTTTGATATCAATGCTTATTATGGGGTTTTTTACAATACTCTATGAAATAAATAGAAATTGTAATTTATCATTAATACTTATGTTATTATTATTATTAGGTATTTTTGGAGTTATTTTATTCAATAAAGATGACCCTAATCATTTTGTATTTGCATATATTGTATTTATTGCTATTATTGGATTTATGATTAATCAAGTTTATACTTCAAATATTAGACACTATTATATATTATTATTTTTATTAATTTTACAAATATTATTTGCTATTTTAACAATAAATAATTTTAAGGGAAATATTTTTTATTATGAAGTTGGATTTATTCTAAATTTTGCACTATTTTATTTTTATTTGCATATTTTTAATGATTCAATTTCCCCCAAACAATAATTGAAATACGGCCATCATTCGAATAATCTAATTTTGGATCAATTTGAGGAATACCATGCTTCCAATTGCTATTAACACCCTTTGCAAATCCATATGCTGTGCAATTAGGTAAGGGAATAGAAATTGTTGTCCGAGTATGATTTTGTTCAAATGCAATGGAACGCATTGCGCCAAATGAAATTCCCACTGTAAAATCCTGAATTTTGGCGATTTCAGGTTTGAAAGCCGCTGCATCATGATGGAATGGCTTCCAATCATTTGAATCTTTATACATATTTAAGCGAGTTGATTTTGCAGTCATGTTAAAATAAGTTTCAATCTTCTTTGTAATTTTTTCAAAAGTGGGCACTTTCTCTTTCCAATTTACATTATCGTCGGCAATGAGATGAGTCTCTCCATGCCATAATTTCCATAAATCATCATTTTTAATACCTGATTCTTCAATTTCATGAATCAATTGTTTATATAAATCAAGAGCCTGATTTTCTTCCATGAAATTTGGAATAACTATTATATCATTATCATTAAATTTTTGAGATGTTATTTGTTGTTCATTGGATTTAATATTTTCAATAATAATATTCATGTGTGATGGTTTATGACTTGGATTAAAATTTTCGGTATTTTTAGGCTTTTTGTGATGATGGTCATTATTCTTTATTTTATGCTCAGGATTGTTAATATGTTTAAATTTACAATTATTTCCTTTTTCACATTTTCCATCAAAAAAGTGATTCTTACATACATCTTTATCATGAATGAATGAACATGATGGACCTTTGGTACATTTATTTTTTAGAAAGAATTTACAAATTTTTGTTTTGTCAGACATTATTTATAAATAATATTATTTATAAAACTTTAAGATGATTTTGTATAAAAAAATTGATTTTTTTTGTAATTTAATTAAATAATAATTAAAAAATAATAAAATAAATATATAGATCATAGGTAAAAAAACAAATCAAATATCTAAAAAATGAGTTATATCTATTCAACCGGAAATACAATATATAAATGTAATGGTGAAGAGGCTAAAATTGAATTAGCTAAACAACTAGGTATTTCATTGGGATCATTTCGACTACTTAAAGAGAAAGAGTTACCAATTTCAAGATATTATTTTACAGAAAATACTATTTGTAAATATAATTCTATCCCTCATTCAAGTATTCCAAAAGTTGAAATAATTGACATTGAAAAAATAAAAAAAAATAATCAAAATTATATTTTTGGACTTTATGAAGCACAATGTGAATTTCGAACTCATTGTGAAAATTTGAACTATTTGATTAGAAGAGGACTTGATGCAAGTTCCGAATTTAACATTGAAGATGTTGAAACTATAAAATTTGTAATCAAACATGATGATGGAAATATACATACCTTTTTTTATAGATTTGTATATGATAATTATGATAAACTTGAATATTATTGTGATTTCTGATTTTTTATGGAAAAAATAATTTAATTTTATAAAAAAATTAATAGCAGCTCTGCTGCTATTAATTTATTTCAATTAATCAGAGACTTAAGTCTCTGGTTATATGGAAAAAATTGACAACTTGCGAAGCAAGTTATTAATTGTTTCAGACAAGGCAAACAAAGTTTGCCTTATTCGGAAAAAATTGACAAAAAAATCTTCGATTTTTTTATTAATTTTTATTTACTTCTCGCCGTCATTGACTGCGAGAAGTAAATAAAAATTGACAGTTTTCTGCGTAGCAGAAAACTATTAATTGTTTCAAACTAGCCTAAACAAAGTTTAGGCTAACTTAGAAAAATTGACAGGTAAAACAACCTTATTTAAGAAAAATTGGAATGAAGGAAAAAAAGCACCTTGCAATGCCTAAACCAACATTTTTCAGCCTAAAACATGACGATCGATCATTTGTTATTGAGTGGAAAAACGCAGAAGCCGCAATGATTGCGCTTGCCATTCATCTTGAGAAAAACCTGAATGAGTTTCGAGGAAAAACTACTCCATTCGGGTTAGGAACCGAATTCCCCAATCAAATTCTCACCGCCGTGCTGCGAAAGGTTCCTGGTTTAAGCCTAGATGTGTGGGAAGTTTTTGTCTCACCTGCGTCAGCAGAAACTGCTGGATTAGATGATTTTAAGATACGTCTAATTCGAGCAATTAAAACTCTCGATGGTAAAGAGGCGGATAAATGTCACGAATGGGAACTATATAATAATCGTTATTATTTTCCGCAAGTTCTTTATGGAACCCTTGACCTAACCAATACCGGAGTCCAGATTATTTACAGAGCGGTTTATGACAATAAAAAAGGTGGATATCCAGTTCCAAATTAGAGATTTTTTATTTTTCTATTTATAAAAATATATTTAAATATTAAATAAAAAGAATTAGAATAAGAAAATAAAATCTCATATTATAATATTATATGTCTTCAAATTCTACTGGAATGATGCCTAGAAATGCAAGTTCTAATATATCTAGAAATTCGGGCAAAAGCAAGTTTAGTCTATTATCAATGGTTATGATTTTTTTAGCTGTAGTTATAATATTATATTTTATTTATGCAACATATGTTGGATATACTAGTTTTCAGAAATATAGTCCCTATTTAATTGATGGCATTACAGATGGTTCAGTTGCCCAGAAATTTTCATCTTATCAATTACCAGCTCCATCTGATTCTCAGTATGGTACAGAAATGACTTATAGCTTCTGGATTTTCATTAAAGATACAAATTTTTCTTCAAACGGTAGCCAATGCGCAAGTGGAACTGGTACAGGTAAATTAGCACATGTATTTCATAAAGGAAGTTATGACTATATTGCGGCATCTGGCTCAACTAGTGGTTCTACATCAGATTATTATCCATTATTACAATCACCTGGTGTTTGGTTATATCCTAATACAAATAAATTAAATATCAGATTTAATACTTATGATAATGTTGTTGAAACAGCTGATGTTGGTAATATTCCATTAAATATGTGGGTTAATGTTGTTATAGTATTAATGGGAGTTAGCGTTGATGTTTATATTAACGGAAATCTTAAGAAAAGAGTGCGATTACAAGGAGTTCCAAAATTGAATTATGGAGACTTATATACTAGTAATTGGGGAGGGTTTCAAGGATATTTGAGTCGATTAAGATATTTTAATACAGCTATTCAACCATTTATGATTGATCAAATATTTAATATGGGGCCTTCCAAAAATTTCGCAACAAATATTAGTCAAGGATTAACTGACCCATCTGCACAATTATCAACTAATTATTGGATGACAACGGGATACCCCAATACATATGGGGCTCCTGGATATAACCAATCAACCCAGAGCACTGGTTAATTTTTATTAATAAATATTTCAATATAAAATAATTTATTATAATAAATATTAATACAAAGAGTATCAATATTTATAAATCTATATACAGCATATTATAATGTCTGAAAAAGAAGAATCACCAAATAATTCAATCATTTCAATTAAAAATTCCAAAACTTACATGGGAAAACGTGGATATATAATTAGGAAAAAATTTATATCAGAATCAGAGGTTCTACAAATTCGTAAAGATCTAACAGTTAAGCCAAATACTAATTCAGATTATGGTGCAGAAGAGGCGCCATTTAAAATATATTTAGAAAATGAGAGTAAATTATATGTTCCAAAATCATATGGTATAGAAAAATATGGATTACCACAACATAATTTAATTCCACCTGGAAAAGAGATAGATTTGGCATTTTCGCTACAATTAAAAGAAGAGCAGAAATTACCTGCTGAAAAAACGATGAATGCTTATAAGTCTCAAGGCGGTGGTATTTTATCATTGCCATGCGGTTTTGGAAAGACAATTATGGCACTTTATTTCATATCTCAATTAAAAAAAAAGACAATTGTAGTTGTGCATAAAGAGTTTTTAATGAATCAATGGATTGAAAGAATCCAGTTTGCGTTACCAACTGCTAAAATTGGCATTGTCCAAGGTGATAAATGTGAAATTGCTGATTCAGATATAGTTATTGGTATGCTTCAAACTTTATCCATGAAGGAATTCCCACCAGATACTTTTGATGACATTGGACATGTTATTATTGATGAATGTCATCGTATTCCATCCCGCGTTTTTTCAAAGGCGCTTATGAAAATTAATAGTACTTATATGTTGGGATTATCTGCGACTCCTAATCGAAAAGATGGACTGACTAAAGTTTTAAAATGGAATATTGGACCTATTATCTATTCTGTTAAAAGTAGTGAAAAAAATGTTGTTAAAGTAGATCGTCTTATATTAGATAGTAATGATGAAAATTATAACAAGGAAGTGCATTCTTTTAGGGGACAAGTTCAAATATCAACTATGATAAATAACATTGCCAATTGTCAGAAACGTACAATTTTAATTATGAAACGCGTTATTGATGAAATTAATGAAAATCCTAAACGCCAAATTTTAATCTTAAGTGATCGGAAACAGCATTTGGAAGATATGTTTAAATATGCTAATAATAATGGATTAACATCAGTTGGTTATTATGTTGGTGGTATGAAAAAAGAGAAATTAAAAGAGAGTGAATCATGTCGCCTATTATTGGGCACATTTCCTATGGCGAATGAAGGGTTGGATATACCAAGTTTAAATGGACTTGTTTTATCAACTCCCAAATCTGATATTATTCAGTCAATTGGACGTATTTGCAGACAAGTTCATGAAGGGATTCAGCCATTAATTATTGATGTTGTGGATACTTTTTCAGTTTTTGAAAATCAGTCAAAAAAACGTTTTGCGATTTATAAAAAGAAGAAATATCAGATTAGTGATATAACATTTAATTTGGATAAAAATGTCATTTTATATACTAAAGAGTATCCATTTCATAATTTTATTAAATTAGATGGTAGTAGCGATGAAGAATGCTTAGATTGTATTGATGATAATGAAAAAATAGATGAAGTAAGTAATATTGATACTGAATATAATGATATTGATCCTAAAACCAATAAAAAGAATTCCAAAAAAAAAATAGAAAAAGCTAAACTAAGTGAAAAAGAAGAAGCTGAAAAATTATTTAATTTATTTTCTTTTTAAATTTTATTAATTCTAAATATCAATTAGCGTAAAAAAAATAATTTCTTCATTTGTCAAATTTAAATCTGCGATTGATAATTTATCATTTAAAATAACAAATCCATTTATGATAATTTCTATTTTATGGTCATCGATTGTTTTAACTAATTCATCTTTAATATATTTTTTAACTTTTATTAAATTATCATTTTTATTTAATAAAATTTGCAAATTTTTTTTTAATTTTAATTTTGGATTATAAAAAAAAGGTCTTATATTTATTTTTATCATTTATTATAATAATTGATATAATAAATATTATTTTTATTAATTGAAAAAAAATATAGTTAGATTATTTATATTGTAAATTAAATGAAAGAATATATTGTACATGGAACACCCGAAATAAATTTATTAATGATTCTTAAAGATGGATATATAAATAATATTCATGTAAAAAAAAGCGTAA